TGTATTATGTAATAAACTTATGGAAAAACTACAGATACTTACAAATAATATAGGTATGTCAAATGTATGTAGCGTTCCATTGTCATATATATTTTTGCGTGGTCAAGGAATTAAAATATTTAGTCTTGTTGCCAAAAAATGTGCTGAAAGAAAACACCTTATACCAGCATTATATAGAAAATCTATACCATCTGATGAAATATTGGAAAAATATCCTTGGTTAAACAAAAATCCAGATGTACAAAAATATAAACGGTTTGCATTAAAGTGTGAAAAATATAAATGGACAAAGAAACACAAAGAACCTCTTATAGAGCAATATAGTCTTATTAAGGAGTTATCAAAAAGAAAGTATATATTAAATTTAAGAAAAAAATTAAGACAAGCACAACAATCATCAGAGGAAGATCCGACTGCTATTAGAAAAGAAATAAGTAATATAGAAGACACTGATTGTGAATGGGATGAGAATGAATTTAAAAATTTTTTGTTATTAAAAGAGAATCTTCCAGAAGAAGATGATATAATTAATAATAGATGGATATATAATAAAGAAACGGATTTGGATCTGATACAATATGTTTCAGTTAAGCAATTAATGAAAAAAAACATTGATGTGATAATTAAAAGTCTTTTGGAATGTGTTAATATAACAGATCCAGTTACAGTACCATTAAAAAGCAGACTTGTTATACGTAAAGATTATGACAGTTTAAAGGTCAATGAATATTTGCAATTAAAAAGTATTATATGTAGTCTAGATTTACGCCCTATCAAAAAGTATATGAAAAGTGATTTGAAAGAGTTATATGAAATCAGAGATATCAAGATATTGCAGAGAATTAAACATATACATAAAAATATAGTAGATGCATACCATATACTCAGGCGGTTTAAAAGTATCGTATTATTAGCAATTTACAAATTTAATGATATATGTAAACTTGCAAATTTATTACAAACATCAAAAATACCTATAGAATATGAAGGTGATAAGGTTAAAATTATCAGATTTAGTATAAGAGGATTAGATTCTTATTTGAAAGTTAGAAATTTAAGTGTAAATATCTCAGAGCATATGTGTGAAGAGAATCCTTTGCTATCTATATTAAAAGATGGAGATGGATATGAAGGTGCTGTTGTATTACCTCCAACAACAGGTGTTCATTTTGCTCCTATAGTAGTTAAGGATTATGCAAGTTTATATCCAAGATCAATGATTCAAAGAGGTATTTCACATGAAACAGAAGTTGTTGATAAAAAATATTTGAATATTGAAGGATATAGATATATTGATGTTATATATCAATTGGATAATGGCTTAGACAAAGTATGCACATTTGCAAAGCATGAATCAAATAAAGCTATATTACCTGAAATTTTAGAAGATTTATTGGATGCTCGTGCCGATACTAGAAAATTACAAAAAAGTACAAAAGATGCATTTAAATGGAATGTATTAGAAGGTTTACAATTAGCATATAAGATAACAGCAAATTCATTATATGGACAAACAGGTGCTAAAACTTCAAAAATTTATAATAAAAATTTGGCGGCATCAACTACAGCTACTGGAAGAGAGATGTTATTTGCGGCTAAAAAGTTTACAGAGGATGTATTTCCTCTTATAGTTAATCCGATAGTTGATTCTGATTATGAATTATATCTTAAGAGGATTAACGAATTATTTGATACAAATTCATGTAATGGTGTTGATATGTTTCCGGAGGATCCGTTAAATACGGATGTTTTTAAGTATGGAAAATATACTAATATGGAAGGTATTACAAGAATATATGAGTCAAGAGATAATTTTATAAAAATATTTTATGAAGAGATTCAAAAGCTTATGGAAGGGATGATATTTGATCCGGTATGTGTTTATGGAGATACTGATAGTGTATTTACTGATTTTAATTTTAAAGATAAAAAAACTGGTAAAAAGTTGGACCATGAAAATATTCTATCTATAGGTATTAAAATGGGTATATTATGTGGTGATTTAGTTAATTGTATAATGCCACATCCACATAATTTAGAATATGAAAAGACATTTTACCCATTTATATTGTTGTCTAAAAAGCGATATGTTGGAAATTTATATGAGACTGATCCAAATAAATATTATCAGAAATCTATGGGTATAGTATTGAAGAGAAGGGATAATGCTCCTATAGTTAAAGTTGTTGTTGGTGGTATAGTCGATACTATTTTAAATGAAAGAAATACAAAAAAAGCGATACAGTACACAAAAACAGTATTAAAAGATATATTAAAAGGAAATTATCCTATAGAAAATTTTATAATAACAAAAACTTTAAAATCTAATTATAAAAATAGATCTAGTATAGTACATGCTGTATTAGCCGATAGGATGGGGCAAAGGGATCCTGGAAATAAACCACAATCAAATGATAGAATACCTTATGTATTTATTATGACAAAACAGAAAAAAATAAAGTTACAAGCTGATAAAGTTGAACATCCAAATTATGTTATAGAGAATAATATAAAATTAGACTATCTGTATTACATCGAAAAACAGATAATGAAGCCGTCAATACAATTTTTAGAAAAATTAGTTGAAGACCCGTATAAAATATTTAATAGATTCATAATTGCTGAAACTAATAAGAGAAAAGGTATAAGACCGATTAAATACTGGTTTAACAGGCCAGATAATAATATAGATGATGATAATAAAGATGATATATTAACAGTTAATTTATAATAAAACTTTTAATCAAATCTATTTGATACATATGGTTGTTGGAAAGAGTAGTCTTGTGATGATGATTCGCTATAAAATGGTAATATTTGAATATCTGATTTTTTGTATGAAGTTTCACTATAATCATCATTCATATTATCATTAAAATCGTCATTGATATCATCATTGATATCATCATTGATACCATCATTCATATCATCATTCATATTATTATAGTCTGAATTATCATAATTATCTGATTTTTCAGAACTATCATCTGAATAATAATTCTTTACACCTCCCAATTGGGTATTATTTATTTTTATATTTTGTAATAATGCATTTATATCAACTTGATCAGTAACTGGTGTATCCATATTTATATTATTGAAAGTACCATCTGTTAAATTTGTATTAATAGATGAAATGGATCTATTTGTATTTTGATTTACTTGAGTTCTTAGATAATCTCTAAGTTGATCAAATCCATCCATATTAATAGGTTTAAATTCTTCTTGATTGCCACCATATTGTGCTATTTTATTAATTTCACTTTCGAGATCAAGATATCTCCTACGTCTGGAATATCCTCCATCCATATCAATTTGAACATTATCAAAATCTGCAGTATTGATAGTATTTGGAGAAAAATTAGAAATTTTATTATTTAACAAACCTTCGATATTATCTAATATCTGATTAGATGTTAAGTTATTTTGTTTTTCTGGTATAGATAAAATTCCACCCATACAGTTATTATATAATCTCTATAGAAAATAAATTCTATATATCCTACATTGCAATTCATCCACTCCTAATAATTATTATATGCAATTATATTATTATGGCAAAGTTTAAGATATTACTTGTAATAGTGTTTATTATATCATTAATAATTCTTTTTAAGTTTTCTATGGGAAAACGAATTCTTATTAAGAGTGATGTAGATAATAAATATTATTTAGTTAGAGATCTGAATGATAAACAAAGAGCTGCTAATATGCTTGCTACTATACATAAAAATATAATTAAGATAGTTGATATTCTTAATAATAAGAAAAATTCAGATTATAAAGAATTTGAAAAGTATATAAATCAATTATCAGAAAGGGCAAATAATGTTGTTATTAGTGAAACTGCTGGAAATAGTTCCTACACTAGTTATAGTGTAAATAAAGGAGAAGAGTTAGTGTTTTGTTTAAGATCAAAACATGATAATAATATGCATAATATGAATATATTAATGTATGTTGTTTTACATGAAATATCACACATAGCATGTCCTGAATATGGACATACTAATCTTTTTAAAAAAATATTTGCATTTATAACAGATGTAGCTATTAGTCATAATATGTATAATAAGATAGATTTTGATAAAGATCCAAAAGAATACTGTGGACTTATTATAACAGAATCAATAATTTAATTTGAATGTTTTTATATTCTTATATAATATATTTAAACATGAATGATCCTATTAAAATTATTTTTAAATATAAAAATAATAATAAAAAGTATCAATATCACACATATATTTATATAGGTAATATTCCAAGAGATATTAAAAAAATTTTAGTTAATTTCAAAAATAAAAATTTAGTAGATACACTTACAGATAATAATAAAAATGATATAAATAAATTAACATCATTTTACGGTGAAAGTTGGTATAGATATTTTTTTAATAGTTATCATATAAATTCTACTTTTAGTATAATTGAAAAGACACCTTCTGTAAAGGATAATATAATTAGAAAATATGGTAAAAAATGGTATGATAAACATATTAAATCATTTGTTATCATGGATAAAAAAATATTTTATAATTACGAATCTATTGTTAAGGAAGAGATTATTGACAGAGAATATAGTAAAAGTGAACAACAATTAGAAATATTTGATACAGATGATTATAGAACTTTAAGAAGAGCTCCTGTAATAAAAAATCAATTAGGAGGAGATCAATTAGGAGGAGATCAATTAGGAGGAGATCAATTAGGAGGAGATCAATTAGGAGGAGATCAATTAGGAGGAGATTTATTACCAGGTGATATTGATAAAGATGGTGTTGTATCATTTGAAGAAGGATTAGAAAGTGATATCCTATTACAAGATGAAGAAATAGATTTAGATAATATTGAAAAGATATTTGAAGATGTTGAAAAAGACGATAATATTAAAAAAACAAGTGATTTAATACAGAAAGCTCTAGATGATAATAAAATATTAAAAAAGGTTGATAAAGATATGTTAGATTTTGATCAATCAAAAGATGATAATATGCAAGATGAATTATTAAAGGATGTATATGAGAAAAAATATATAACATCGCAATATATTTACAAAGATGATACAATTAAAGTAATAAAAAATAAAATATGTTGTTCAATAAAAAACAATGCAAAGTTTGATGATGTGGCCTATATAGCACCATCAAGACAATATTTATATAGTGAATATATGTTCGAAAATAAATTAGATACAGTTATGTTAGGACAAAAATGGATTAAAAAAACGGAATTATTAAAAATTGACATATTACCAAATAGGAAAATTAGATATTATGAGGGATTACATGGTAATTTAAGAATGTTAAAAGATAATATTAAGAGATATGGTAGTAAAATTAAATGGGAAGATAATGATAATTATGTATTATTTGATTATGATGGATATTATATGAACAATGAAATTTATATGTTAGATATTTATCATGAGCTAGGTTTAGGATATTCTGCATCTGAAGAAGAAGTAAATAATCTTACTGATGTGTATATTAGAGTATATTTTAGAAGAATTAATAGTGATAATGTAAAATATATCATAAATTATCTAAATAATAATAAAAATGTAGAAAAAAGTAGAATAACTACTATTTATAATACTATAAAAAATGATCTACTATTAGAAAATGAAATTATGAATACTGTTGAAAATGTAAAGCGAGAAGAAGATTATAAAAAAATTTTTACGAAAAGATTTATTATACAATCAGTTGTTCATACAAATTTACAAAATACATATTCTAAAAAATCTGCCAAATTAGATATGTTTAGAATATTTAATGAATTTGATGTAACAGAAGAGTATCCATTTATACAGTATCATTCACCAAATGGTGAAATTATATTTAAATATAACAAAGAAGAAATTTTAAAATTCGGTCAAAATAAAAAAAATACAGATGTTATGTTTAAGTGGTTTGAATCGGCTCCATACGGTTTAAGTTTTAAGATAAAATTGAAAGATACAGAAGATATTACACAAATTAAACTATCTGAACTTGGAAGATTAGAATATAAGACTTCTTGGAAAGAAGAAAGGATGGCTAATATTAATGATGTAATGAATACATACATATATGCAAGAAAGTTAATAAAACGGATAAATTCAGATGATAATAAAACAGTCTTTAATATACCAGAAGATCATGAATTCAAATTTGCATTTATAAATTCCATTCAAAAATTTGAATTACCTGAAGATTATACAATAAATCATAATGATTTATCAGATTTTTCCAGATATTTTTTCCCTTATATCGCTTTACAGATATCTCCTAGAAAAAGAGCCGCTAAAAATGTTACATACTCAAAATATAGTAAATATGGTACATATCTTAGATATAAGAGAATTTCTAAATATTATAATAAGGGCCGTATAGAATGTCGTATATTGTATTTTATTAGAAATTATGATTATACAGAAAAATCATTGGCTGATGAAATATCTAAACAATTTAATATAACTTTAGAAAAAGCTTTAGAAGAAATATCTTATGTTAAGGGAAAATATCCAAATATTAAAAAATCACGAAATATTTTAAAAAAAATAGAAAATATTCCAAAATATAAACCACCTGGAATAGGTATTGATATTCAAGGGAAAAAAAGAGAAAATTATAAAATAAGAATATCTGGAGCAAGAAATCATGATCAAATGGATCGTATTGTAGACTTTTTAAATGTATTATTATATTTATATTCAGAAGTATATCTTTTAAAAAATAAAAAATATCAAAAATTACAAGATAAACTTAAAAAGTTAACAGATATTGCAAAAAGACGAAATAAAGTAAATACTACTATACAATATGATAAAGATATTACAAATATAAAACAGATGACTACAGCTGATTCTGATAGATTAGGTTTTAAACCAGAAAAAGGACAAAATCAATGGTCTCGTGCTTGTCAAAATACAGGAGACAAGATACGTCAACCACAAATGGTATCCACTGTTGATCAATTAGTAGAACAAAAATTTAAACTAAACAGTAAAAATGGATTATATGAAAAACAAGTTAAAATAAAAGATAAATCTGGAAAAATATCTACTATAACTGTACGTGCTGTAGGATTAGAGGCAACAAATAAGAAAGATAATAAAAATTCTATTATATACTATACCTGCTCTCCAAAGATAAACGGAGAATATATGCACATCGGATTTCTTACAAGAAGTAAAAATCCACATGGATTATGTATGCCTTGTTGTTATAAAAAAGATTTCTATACATCATCAAATGCTAATAAAAAAAATTTTTTTATGAAATGTATAGGCAAAGAAGAAATTAATAAAAAGGATAAAGTAGATACAAATAAAGTATTTGGTGACCAATTATACATACTTCAAGATACAAATAAGATACAAGAAGGAAGACTTGGAAGATTACCTAAATATCTTAATTATTATTTTAATACAGTAAGAGATAAAAAACATATTATTAAACAGCATTATCTTATCACAACAACACCTAATTATTTTTTTAAATATGGTAGTAATCAAGATAATTATAATTTTCTAGGAGCTATAGGAGTATTATATGGGTTAACTGCAAAAGGTGTTATTAATACACTTATTAATAAGTTAGAAAATGATAAAAGTAATTTATTATTTACATCTATCAATAATGGAGATATAAGGAATAGGTTTAAAGATAGACAAAAATTTATTGATTATATCAAGTTTAGTAATATATTGAATTTTGAATTATTTAATCATTTTGTTTCTATACCAGGTGTTATTAGCAAAAATGGAATAAATATAATAATGTTTAATAGACAATCTATTGTCGTTAGAATGGCATTGGAAAAAGAACATGTACGTGATGATTTCACGATTATATGTCAAAATAATGAAGAATTAGACAATGTGTATAATCCTGACTATGATACAGTATTTTTATTAAAAGAAGGAAATCATATATATCCAATAGTATCTGTAGAAAAAAAAGATAAATATAGCAAACAAATAAATATTCAATATATATTTAAATATGAAGAAAATCCTAATAATATAGTTAAATATGTATCAGATTATTATATCCAAAATTGTAAACAAGATCTTCTGAAACATGTTAAGGATAATAATATTACTGCAAAACAACTATACAAAATATTAAATAATAATAAAAAATATGGAGATAAATATAATCCTAAATATCAAATTATTGATATACGTAATAAATGTAGATATATAATGACAAATAATTCTACAATATTACCTGTGACTCCATCTGGATCTATATACAATTTGCAAATTATTAAAAATTTTGAGGTAAAATTATTATCGCTAAAAGACACTATTAAAAATTTAAATGAAGTTAATACTATACTTAATAATATTTATGATTTATCTATTGTTGGTGTTTATTATATATCTCGTAATAATAATAATATAACAGCTATCGCTGTATATAATAAAAATTTTGATATAATACCAATAAAAGAAGAATCTATAGGTATATCATGGCTTAATAATAATAAATTATTGTTTAGAGAAGCAACATTATATGATAAAATTGATAAATACTTGGAATCTGGCAATAATAATATTATTCTTGATAATAGAATAGTTAATGTTAATAGGTCAAAATATATGAATGAAAGTTATGAACTTTTCAGATTAGAATTTAGTGAATATATTAATAATGATAATGTAAATATTAAAAATAAAATTATAAAAATTATAAGAGATAAAAAATCTGATAAAAAAGAGAGAAAGTTCAAACTAAAACGTATCTTATATAGACTCACTGATAGTTCATTAATAAAATTATTTGAAAAATATCAGAAAGGAGGAAAATATGACAAACTTGTCCATATCATTAATAATATTCCAGATACAAATAGATATGCTGTTAACAATACAAGAGATATATGTAATAATATGAACAAAGATACATGTGATTCTAATTTACACTGTAAATGGAGTCATAATAATTGTTATTTCGCTGCTACAAAAAGTATGATTATTAAATTTGTTAATAAGATAAGTGGAGAACTTATTGAAGATAGTTATAAAGCTGCTGAAATATTAAAAGAAGATTACCATTATGTATCTGATATTGTAGATTATAATAAGTTTACATATAAAAAAGGACAACATATAGTTAAATCAACAAATACAAATATAAATAAATTATTAAAAGAATTATTTGGGAGAAATAATTTACCTATAGTAGGTAAAAGAAAAATTATAAAACAAAAATCTCAATCTACAGATGTTGATGATTATTATATAGAAAATATGGGCGACTACTATTTGCAAACAATTATACATAATAATATGACTATATTAAGAGCATTTGTTAATGCATATACATGGAGTAAACACCAGTATTATGATATACAGGTACGGAATTTAGGATATCATAGTGATATGCAGACAGATATGGCTAATTATTTTAGAAGTATTATAATTGATTGGTTAAATAATCCAAAAAATAATAATACAATAAAGAATACTCTTGCAAATTATATAGATACGAATATTCCATTATTTATTGATGAGTTATTTAGGACATCTCTTATAACTTCTGGTATCATTGAATATTATATATTAAGTAATACTTACAATATTCCAGTTATTATATATAGTGATATTGATATTATTAAATTTATATTTGTAGATAATATCATATATGATAATCAAAAGAAAAATATCCCAATAAATATAATTGAAAAATATAATAATAAACAAAATATGAAAAATACTGTAAATATATTGTATATATACGAAGATTCCGACGATATTCCTGATAAAGTAAGAGTAATATATGTATAATCTAATAATATAATCAAAATTATTTATCAACTATTAGTAAATATGACTAATATAAACTCACCAATATCAAAAAATATTTTGTTAAATCAATTAGTAAATAAGCAACTAAATGATATACCAACTGATTTGAAACTTAGTTACTCTGATTTGAAACGTATATGCAAATATATAAATACAAGTATTTTTAATGATGATATTTGCTCAATATGGAATGGTTATATTACAAACAATAATATAAATAAAGGAAAATATATAAATTTTTATTTTATGAAAAAAAAAGTAGCACTTCATAGGTTACTTTATCGAAATTTTGTAGATAATATAACTAGTACCGAATATATACGATTTAGTTGTAATAATAAGGGAATATGTTGTAATATAACTCATATGCAAAAATATAAATACAACATGAAAAATAATAAAAAAAAGAATAAAATTAAAAAAGATAATCAATTAAACTCATTAAATAAATTCACAATAAATTTTAACTAATATAAATTATAAAAATTATTATCTTCTATTTTAGTAGTATAATAATATGAATAATATGACATATATAGACTATTTAATGCTTAATAAACCTCTCAATACAGATACTGTATTATCAATTAGTGATTATGGCGCAAATAATTCTACATATAACTATAATAAATCATCAAAAAAATCATCAAAAAAAACATCATCAAAAAAAACATCATCAAAAAAAACATCATCTATAGATAATATATCATATATAGATAATATATCATATATAGATAATATACTTACAAATGATACAAAAAAAAAAAATAATCACCTTGTATCTATAACAGATATTTTGGCTAAAAAGAAAGATACAGAAAAATTTATCCATATATAAATCTATTATACTTATTTGTTATATTATAACTTATAAAAAGTATATATGCAACAATTAAAAATTTAAAAATAGCTAAAATAACCTTTCCTACATTTAATTTTGCCCCTAAAACAGATACACTATAATCTTCGAATTTTTTAATATCGCTAATATTATCTCCATCTGAATCTCTATTAATAATTGGTAGTATGATATCATCAAAAAATGTATTTGTCATTTCATTTATTCTATCACTTAAAATAGCAGCAATTATAACAGATACTACATTATTATCTTGTAAAAATTTTATAAATCTTACAAAATTAAAATTAATATCATTAGGACTACTATCCATTATATTATATATTTATATAATATAATGAATAACTCAATATTACTTAATGCTCTTGAATATTATGATCGAAATAAGGAAAAATATAATATAATGAATAACTCAATATTACTTAATGCTCTTGAATATTATGATCGAAATAAGGAAAAATATTATAACATAAAACGAAAAGCAAAATATATGTCAATTGAACAAGCTACTAATGATACAGAAAACTACACAATAATATTATTTGATAAAAATAATAATAAAATATTAAAATCCAAATATGAAGTTGTAGGATATTATAATAATTACTCTAAGGTATGGTTTTGGGGATGGAGCATTCCTAGTCTTCCCAAAAATCTAAACTATATTAACAAAAAAATAGTTCATTATGCTCTTGATAGTACTAATGTATTACTTAAAAATATACTCTTAACTTCAAGATATGTTATTAATGATAAAATACAGTCTGATTTTCCCATTGCAATAGCATCATACATATCCAAAATACCTTTAATATTTGATATAGGCATATCTGAAGATTTTACAGATTCTAAGTATACTAAAATTAATACAGAAGATATTTATTATTATTATTACTATTTTTATCTTACTGATATTGATACTGATATTGATATTGATACTGATAATGATACTGATATTGATAATGATAATGATATTGATAATGATAATGATACTGATACTGATAAAATTCATAATATCTTTCAATAACTAAAATTATTCACTGTCTTCCTTATTTTTATAATAATATATTAATATTATTATAATATGTCTGGATAATATTTAGGTGCATCATATCGGTGTAATTTAACCTTATATTCATTTCCTAATTCTCTAATATATACAATATCATCATTATATAATTCTCTATTTTTAATATCAAGAGGAACTTTTATCTGATCATATCCGCTATTAATTGCGGTGTAATATTCATATTTATCTGATCCAGGATATTCTTGTCTCCCATATAATCTCAATACATTATTATCTGTATCTTCATTATTTTTGTATGTCTTAGCCTTCTTCCTCTCTTTTTTTACTAATATTCCAAATTGAGAAAAATTATCAGGATATCCTCTTGTTGGAATATCTGTATTATATTTGAAATAAGTTGGGGGTATCCAATGTCTAGGAACGCGTCTTGTAGGTTCTTCTAGTGGATCACCTATCTTTTTATAATCATATTCTCTTACAGCATCTACTGGTCTTCTATTATATTTTTTTATAGTTATTTTTTTAACAGGATTTTTTTCTGATACAGTGAGGATGTTATTGTTATTAATTAATAGATATATTATTATCAACAAAAGTATTAATATAATAGCTATAATAATCATTAATATAATTATATATTAGATTTATTTATGATAGTATATTATTTATTATTATAGATTATATATGCTAATATTTTTATTAGGTATTATACTAGGGTTAATTATCGGTATAATGATTTTTAAACATACAGTATATGTAGGACCTAATTCAAATACTATTAAAAAAAAAGTATTTACAGATAAAAATGGAAAAATATATAGATACATTACAGATATTAAAATATGTCCTGTATCTGAGTTTACTTAATAATAAAAATAATAAATAAAACAATATATGAAAAGATTTAGTGTACTTGTGATTGAGCCGAATGATATAAAATTAGATTATAAATATAATAAGGAAATTATAAACAAATATATATCAATAAAAAATACATCATTACTTGAGAATCAACTAGTATATTTAATAGTTGACACATTAAAAATGACACCTAATGATATGGGAGATACTGTAATAATTAGTGAATCATCAGATTATGTAACACAATTATGTTGTAAGGGGGAAGCGACTAATGAAATTAAGAATACAGGTGAAAGAGATAAGAAAGACATGAATAATATAGCATCATATCTAATAAAAGGAGACAAACAAATATATGGACCTGTAATAGTTTTAAGATCAGAGATAACAGATAATAATACATGCAAAGAATCTGATATGACAATAGATTTATTACATAATATTCTTAATTCTAAATTCATTCATAAAGGAATTAGATTAGGTTATAATAAAGATATAACTGAATTTACATTTAAAAATTATCCATTGGAAGATATGGAGGAAGAATTGATTAATAATTATAAATGGTTAGAAGTCCCCTTATTTAAATTTAACTTATTAATGTACATACAAATTGAACCGATTAATAATGTAATAAATGGATATGCTACTCGAATTGTTGGAGATAAAGTAATTTATGGAGATGTAATTATAGTGTCTAAATCAACTGAATATGAATACATAGATTTAGATATAGATATATTTAAAAAACTACTCAAAATATGTGGTGGATCTCTTGATTCCAGAAATATAAAAGATATAGATAAAGAGGGAGAATGTATTGATGGTTTACCTATTGTTACAAATAGATATCGAATAGTAAATATGATATTTAATAAGTATAAAAAAATATGTAATTACTGCGAACAACCCACAGATACATTTAAAATATGTAAAGGGTGTTATAGATTTGAATATCATAACATAGAATGCCAAAAGAAGGATTGGAATACTCACAAAAGCCAGTGTTTATATGGTGAAAATCCGATAAATATTTCATTAAAAAAATAATATTTTTTATCTTTATAAATGTATATAAATGAACGGAACTTCACTTCAAGATTTACAGAATATACAATATGGTGCTATGCAAAATCATCAATACGAACAAGGACATAATGCTGCTCATGTAATACAACAAGCCCAACATGCTCCATATTATGATATTATGGATAATAATTACCCACAAATGCAAAATTGTAAGATAAATATGGACCAATTAGCAAATGATATATCTGCAAATTTACCAGAAGAAGACATTATTAATGGCATTGAAGAACATTTAGATGAAGAGATTATATCTACACAAAACACACAAAATGGATATTTATCATTCATTCCATCTATTCTTAGAGAACCTTTATTGATAATTGTTATTTATATTTTATTATCGCAACCATTTGTTCAAAATAATATCGGAAAATATATTAAACAAGTAAATCCTATACAAGGAAAAGTATCCATAATAGGAATATTTATATATGCAGTGTTATTAGCAGTAATATATACAATTACCAAACATATATTATTATAAATAATTTGTAATAATATTAATAATATTATTAATATTATCAATATTATCAATATCACTTTTAATTTTTAACGTAATATAGTAATAAGTTTTATTTTCAACTAATTCCTCTACAAAATTTATAGAACAGTTATTTATATTATATTCTCTTGTGTGAAGGTTACATACATCATCATAAGTATCAATAATAGGAAAATATTTTTCATTAATTTTTGTATATTTAATGCAAACAGCTATGTATTTACTCGTCTGATAATAAGCACATTGTTTAAATCTACATACTGACCTAATATTATCATACATTATCATATTATTTAGCCTGTATATTTTTTTATTCGTCTCTTTCATATTACAATTAAATTTTTGATTTATAATATTTTCTATCATATCATATTTTTGTTTATCAATATAGTAAGATCCTCCTATATCTTTTTTGAAATTACCAAAATAAATGTCTATGATAGTATTTTTGTACTGATTAAATGCATATGTTATAAATTCCATATGTTATTAATAATATATATACTAATTATTATTATATATATAAATCAATTTTTTTTCAGCAATAATCTAACATTTTTTCCATCTATTTTTACATACAAGACATGTTATGAATATAGTCATCGGTTCATCACAACTTCTTGTCTGAACTTGCACTGCTTGAGTTTTACTCTCCCCACAATTTCTACATTGATATAAATCAGTTGATGCAATATTTTCTTTGTAATAATCTCTTAATGTATGTGTTTTAAGTATTTCAATCCATTTATCTTCGTCTATTTCATGTGGTTGCATAAATGCAACCATCTGTAAATTTATATCTTTATTCATTATCATATTATATAATTTATTTACATATAAATGTGATTTTTTATCAATATATTTAGTAATAGAATTTAGTTTATCTTTATAAATTGAAGGTATTAATAAATTATCAATATTATTTATTACTGAATATACTAGTGAAAATTCATAAATTCCAGCCTCTAATAACAAACATTTTGAACTATCTTTTATAATAGATAGAATTTTTACTATTGAGTCTGCTCTGTTTATATTTTTATTCAGATAAGATTTCATATCTTTTGGTACATCATTATATATATTTTCGATATTTGATAATTTAATCCCAATTCCTACACTATTTATAATGTAATCAACATTAGGTAAGATTTTTATATTATCAATTTCATTTTTAAGTTTTTTATAATCATTTATGATATTTTCCATCTAATATATGTGTATATATGATATTATGTAACTTTTATTTATTTTATCAATTTTTATGGTATATATATATATATATATAATGGCAATGTTTTACAGTGATGCCGATATTAGTGATTTTAATAATAATATAGATAGGCTTGAATCTGTACTAGAAGATGATATGAATAGAGAATTATATCCAAATATTGATTTGAGGAATAAGGCCGTTGATATCGTTATTGCTTTTGTAAAAAGAAAAAAGAGAAAAGTGTATGGTGGATATGCTCAACATAACCTTGTTGCCCATAAGAAGAAAGAAGATGGATTTTATGATATGAGAAAGTCCCAACCAGATGTTGACTTTTACACCCCATCCCCTATAATAGATTCAATGGAATTAGTAAATGAGTTATTGGATGCAGGATTTACTAATGTGACAGCATCTGAAGCACAACATGAAGAAACTTATTCTGTATTTGCAGAGTTTACAAATGTTGCTGATTTATCTTATGTACCTTTGAATGTATATAATCGTATTCCATTCGTAGAAATTAATGGGATGAATTTTGTAGGTCCTAAATTTATATTAATAGATATGTTTAAAATGCTAACAGACCCTTTAATAAGTGGTGTACAAAGATGGAAAAAGACATTTCCTAGAATTTATAAACTTCTTAAACACTATCCATGGAAAAAAATAGATAAACCTCTCAAAACAAGGCCTATATTAGAGAAAGACACACAACTCTTATCAGATAAGATTTTTGATATGTTAATTGATAATGAAAAAATTATTGTGTGTGGTGATTATACATATAATTATCTTCTTTATAAATCTGGAATTTTGAAAGATAAAAAAGATAATAAAAATAATAAATACAGATATATTAATATATCAAAATATGAAATTGTCACTACTGATTATGTTAATTTAACTATGCAAATATATGATATGTTAGTAAATAATGTTAATAAAAAAGATAGTATACAGATAATTGAATATACACCATTATGGAATATATTAGGATGTAGTTGTGTAATTAGGCATAATAATATTGATTTAATACATATTATTGATTATGATGAAATGTGTATACCTATTAAAGAGATGCCAGCATTAAAATTTAATAATAAAATAGATAAATATAAAGGATCAATCCAGCTTGGATCATATGATTATAATTTGCTACATAATTTAAAAATATATCAGAGATATAGGATAAATAAAGATAAAGAGAATGCATATGATACAAATATAATGATATCACATTTGATGGAAATTAGGAATTATTTTTTAAGAAATAACAAAAAAAGTATGTTTGATAATACAATTTTTGAACAATTTATAACAAAATGTATAGGAAAAGTAGAACATCCTAAAATAAAATCCTTAGCAAAATTCAAAGAAAAAGCACAAAAGAAGCAAATGGTAAAATGGGCATATAGGCCAGAAAATGATGGTAAAAAAGAACCAAGTTCAAATTATAGATTTAGGAATAAATCTGGAAATCCTATAAAAAACTCTAAATATTTTAAAATACCAGTAAAAAGATATACAGATTCTAATACAGATTCTAATACAGATTCTAATACAGATTCTAATACAGATTCTAATACAGATTCTAATACAGATTCTAATCCAGATAATAGTACATTACAATTAGGAGGTGGAGACAGAATAAAATTATCGAGAGATCTTACGGGAATATATTATCCTACTAAATTTTATCAAAATTGGCCACCTAATTTAGGAAGCTTAGTAATTACTAAATCAATATATACTCCAGCATTAGCTGGAAAAGTAGTAAAACTTATTGATCCATATCAAGCAGTAATAAGATTAAACTATAATGAGGATTATGTAGACCCACTAATAAAAAATCATTATGGATTTGATTTAAAAGGGTATTTTATATTGACTCCATCAAATCCATGGGATTATACAAATGATGATGAAATTAGAAAGCTCTACTTGTACCCTGGGCATATAAATAACATAGTAACTTCCAAATATAATAATTTTAAGAAAAAGTATAACATACATATACAGAATGGTGGTAATGGCAAATTATTGACAGATACTATTATGCGATATTCTATAAAACCGATTCAAGGCGTATTAGATAAAGATTTACAGGATAGATATGGTGTTCCAGATATGGAAAAACTATTTACAGATGATAAGATAATAATTACTGATAGACCATATAATTGTAATATAATGCAAAGTAAAGAAAGGACTATTTTAAGGGAAAAATTAAAAAAAAACGAGAAGGTAAAAAAGGATGATATAGGTATGATATATAGTTCAAAATGGTCATATGATCAATTAATGACAACAGATAATGAGGTGAGAATTTTAGGTTCAGAATTGGTTAATTGGATAAATTCGAATATAAGTGGTAAATTATTAAATTATTTGAATGCACCACCATTTGAATATTATTATAATAATGGTTATTTAATAATAAAATTAGCGGGATGTTCAATTGAGGATAAGATTACAAAAGATATGGTTGGAGATTTGAAATATTATGGTAATATACAATACAATCGCCCGATTGATTATAATATATATAAATATATGATATTTAGAAATGATGTTCAAAACAGATTACAACAAGATAAGGAACAATTAGAAGAAGTTAAAAAGATATTATCACAAGAATATGTTATTGCATTACACCCAGATCCTATATATCAAGCATGGATATTAAAAAGGTTATTATTATGTTGGTTATCAGATGATGATTTATTTGCAAATATAAGATATATAAAAGTATTAATAAATCATTATAGAGGTCGTGGAGACGTTAAATATAATTTAGATAATGGTGTAATGCCATCAATATTAATATATCCTAAATATGGTTCAATTTCTCATTCAAAAGTTATGAGTGCTCTAGGATCATACTTTTTCTTCTATATCCCTTTAGGATGGGAATTAAGTGATCCAACTTATTTTATAAAAGTAAATGAATTACTGTATTATAAAAATGGTTATATAGATCTTACAGAATATTCAAGATTGGTAAGTTCCATGTCTAATTTGGATGTGCCATTTAATGATAGATATACAGGAATAGAGGGTAGTGAGAATCACGATCCATTTAATAATATAAAGCAATAAAATACTGGAAAAAATTGATTTAAATAGTATTAATGTGTATATGTACATATAAAAATAAGTATATACATGTCTGGATCAGTGGATACAAATTTATATATATTAAATGAGCATAATATTGAGATTACATCAGATTACATAGAAAATATTCTTAAAAAATATGGTGTAATTCATAAAATAAATAATTTATATAATTTTAAATTAGCAACAACACATACATCATATATATTACGAGACGAAGAATATTGGAAATTACACAGATCAAAAAATACAAACAAAGAATTAGAACCGATAGAAGATCCATCCATGGCAATTCCATTACAAACTGAATCATATGAGAGAATAGAATATCTAGGTGATGCAGTATTACATCTTATATTAGCAGATTATATATATGATAGATATGATCAAGGTGAAGGATTTATGACTAAATTAAGAACAAAGATTGAAAAAGGTACTACACTTACACATTTTGCAAAGGTAATAGGATTAAATAAGTATATATTATTATCAAGATACATAGAAAAGAATAATGGTAGAGAAAATAATAAGAAAATATTAGAGGATGTATTTGAGGCTTTTTTGGGTGCATTACATATAGATGGTGGTTATGATATATGTAAAAAATTTATAGTAAAATTAATAGAAGATGAGGTTGATTTTGCTACGTTATTACATACAGAAGATAATTATAAGGATATGTTATTACAATTTTGCCATAAACAAAATCCTAGATGGGAGGATCCTCAATATGGAGAAATAGATGAATCTGGACCAGATCATAATAAAGTATATACAACTTTTGTTAGAATTAAAAAAAGACCGACTGATGTTGGAGAAGTTCGAGGATATGGTAAAGGTGTTTCTAAAAAAAAAGGTCAACAAGAAGCAGCAAGAGAAGCATTAATATATTATGGTGATATAATGATAGGAGATAATACAGATACTGAAACTATAGAATATTTATCTGAGAGTGATAGTGAATGTGAATATGAAGATTTTAGTAATGAATAAATTAATTAATTTATTATAAATTATTTATATATGGACAGTATAAGTAGTTTATCAGAATTTACTTCTACAGTAACAACAAGTGTAGAAAATGTGTCTGACACATCTATATATGGAGGTACAAATCCTTCATATAATAGTAAAAAAAGTAATAAACATAGTAATAAATCAAATTATGTTAATTTAAAAATAAATGGTAGATTTTTTCCTTCGTGGATACTAGCTAATTTTAGGGAGTATAAATTACCAGATATTATTATAAATCCAGACAATGATCCATGTAACTCAAATTCTTCCAATAAAAAAGCTAAATTAGAACTAAGAAAATATCAAAAATTTATAGGTGAATATATGGACTATAAAAGTCCATATAGAGATATTCTCATATATCATGGTTTAGGATCAGGTAAAACAGCAAGTACGATAAATATATATAATATATTATATAATTATACTCCTGGTTGGAATGTATTTATTTTATTAAAAGCATCATTAAAAGGAGGTTGGATTGATGGTATAAAAGAATGGCTTCAGAAAGATTCTTATGAACATAGATTTAAGAATATTATATTTATAAGTTATGATTCTCCTATAGCAGATAAGCAATTTTTGGATGCTGTTAAAAATGTTGATTCTTCTAAAAAATCAATGTTTATAATAGAAGAGTGTCATAATTTTATAAGAAATGTATATGGAAATATAAGCTCAACAACAGGAAAACGAGCACAAGTTATATATGATTATATAATACAAGAAAAGCAAGATAATCCTGATACAAGAGTTATTTTATTATCAGCAACTCCAGCAGTTAATAGACCATTTGAATTAGCTTTGTTATTTAATCTATTAAGACCTAATATCTTCCCAAAATCGGAAGTTGATTTTGATCATCTATTTGTATCAACAGGATCATATAGTATTCTTAATATGGATCGGAAAAATCTATTCCAAAGAAGGATAATAGGTTTAGTATCATACTATAGAGGATCTACACCTGATAAATTTGCGTCACAATCATTAAAATATATTGATGTAATTATGAGCCAATATCAAAAACAGATATATAACTATTACGAAGATATTGAAAAAAAAATAAATGCCAGTTCAAAATTTAAAGGAAAATCATCAGATGGACCAAGTGTATATATGACATATACGCGCCAATCTAGTAATTATGTATTTCCAAATATTAATCAAAATATAAATGGAGAAACTCGACCAAGACCCAACAAATTCAAAATTACTGAACGTGAAGCAGAAAAAATAGCAGAAACAGTTAATTTAAAGGCAGATAAAAATACTGATAGTTTTATGAATGTTGCCAAATATAAACAGGCTTTATCAAATTTTATGACAAGCACAGAGCAATATTATGATAAATATAATTCAGATGACATTAAAAACAAATATACAATATTAGACGATGTTGAAAAATTTAAGACAAAATATAAAGGTAATTTTTCTGATTTTCACGAAAAAGAAAATAAAAAGTCATTATTGTATAATGCATTATATGAATCTTCTGGAAAAATGGTGAATATTATATTTAATATAATGAAGTCACCGGGTCCTGTTCTTGTATATTCAAATTATGTCCTTATGGAAGGTTTGGAAATGTTTAAAATATACCTAAAATATTTTAATTTTTATGATTTTATGAAACATCTAAAAGATAAAAGTTATGTATCTGGAAAAATAGGTTATGCTCAATTTCATGGAGGTATTAAAAAAATAGAAGATAGATATGGTGCTATGAAAGAATTTAATAGAGAAGAAAATAAATATGGCAAATATATTAAAATAATGTTAGTTAGTCCAGCTGGATCTGAAGGGTTAAATCTTATGAGTGTCAGACAAGTACATATAATGGAACCATATTGGAATGAAGTTCGTATTGTTCAAATGATAGGTAGAGCTATCAGACAATGCTCTCATAAATATTTAGACATTAAAGATAGACATGTTGATGTTTATCGTTACAGATCTATAATTAAAAATAGAGATTACCCTACAACTGATCAATTAATAGAAGATATTGCAAGAAGTAAAGAATCATTAATACAATCATTCTTGGATGCAGTAAAAGAAGTTGCAGTTGATTGTGAATTATTTAAAAAACATAATATGATAACTGGAGAATATCAATGTTTTAAATTTGAAGAACCATCATTATTTGAAAAATATGTAGGACCAGCATATAAAGATGACATAGAAGATGATATGAGAAATGATAATGGTATATCCTCCTCTAATGCAATAACTATGAAAATTAAGGTTGTTAAAATAAAAGCTGTCAAATTATTATCAGATCCAGAAGATAGCAATCCTAAATATTCAAAATCTCAAATATATTGGTATTATTCTAAATCAGGTATCGTATATGATTATGATATGCATTATCCTGTTGGAAGAGTATCAAAAAACAATGAAGGTATACCTGATAAATTAGATAAAGATACATATATTATGAGTTATGTTATTCCTATACCTATGATTAATGAATAATTATGTATGTATATAATATATGGATATTTCCAAAAGTAGAAGGATTAACTTCATAAACAAATGCTCAGCTTATGAACTAAATCAATATGTAATGACTCTTAATAAATTATCACATAAAAATAGTTATTACAAACAGATATATAATGAAGATGTAAATTATATCCGTGATGTACGTAGATTAAACCAATTAGGTGGCGGAGCAAAAGATTGGTTGCAAAATCTTTTTGGATTAAGACCTTATGATTATGATAATAATATTTATTGTCAACTTAAAATGTCAGCAAAAAATTGCACCAATACTATTAAAGAATTAAAAGACATTAGAAAAGCTCTCACTGATGGTGCCAATGGAGCAAATAATTATTGGGAATATAGAATCGAAGATTTTATGCATATGTTATTATGTTGTGATGATAAATACAAAAAAAGAAAATATAAAATAGATAGAGAAGAATATATTACCCCTATTATGAAAAAAATAATCGAAAATGATAAATTTATAATAAAAGCTCATCAAGTAGCATCAAATATATTTGAAAAAATGGATAATAAATCCAAAGAAATTTTGAAAATATCTGATAATATATCAAATTTTAAATATCAAGAATTAGTGGTACGGTATGGATTCGGAAAAGTATTTTTAGCATTACTTATGAAAACTCTAGAGGACAGAATGCAAAATAGAATATAAATTTATATTTATTAGTATCAATTTTATGATATTAATAAAAAAATAACAATAAATTGTTAGCTATATATTTATAATAATAATACTACACTCATACTTTACAATATATTCTTATAATAATACTTATTAATAAAAAATTGAAATGCAAACTGTATGGGACCTAACTCTTACTATAATATTATCAATAACTGAATGAATAGATTAATATTAATATTTACTGGATTACTTTTTATCATATCAATAGGATGTAATTCTAGGTATTCAAATAATAATAGTATAAGATTACAAGATGTATCTGCTATAACATTTAGAAGAGGCGAATGGACAGTTGCTGGGAGAAATCCATCTGTTTCAAAATTACAATGTGTAGGTGGAACAGGAGCTACTTATGCATATAAGGTAGAATCAGTACAATGTGTCAATATAGGATTTGATGGCAATGATGTTCAATGGGAATGTAAATCATTGTTAGATAGTGATTTGCGATTAGCTAAATCAGATATTATATGTGAAGGCTATGACTATCCAGAAGATTCATATATCTTAAAAGGTAGCTGCAATTTGGAATATACATTGGAATATAATCCAGTGTATCGGGAAACTAGTACAGATACATATACAACATATGCTACCAGTTATGATAATGTACCACTAGGTGTTTTTTTGGTAAGAGTTTTTGTAGTTTTATCAATTATGGTAGTATTCATAATAATATTCGCTATAATAGATTATAGTTGTAAACGTCCAACTAGAGTAGTAATGAGAGATAATGGCAGTAATTTCGTTGATGGGTTTGTAGCTGGATCAAGTATGTCAAATAAGACATATCCTGTTGTGCGGCCTGCATATACTACACATACACATACACATACTCATACAACAACAAATAAATCTGTCCCAACAAAAAATGTATCAACAACATTTGCAACAACTAAAAGAAAATAATTTATCAATTAATAAATTAATAAATCATTAATTTTTATCTGTATGAAGTAACCCAGATATTTGTGATATAGTATCTTCACACTTATTTAACCTATCATTTAATGTTTCTATATCCTCTATTCTTTTCTCTCTACTTTTTAATTCTTTTTCCTTATTATTCAAATATACCTCTTTATCTTTCTGAAATGTATCTAATTTATTATAATAAATAATAAAGAGCACACTAAATAGTACTACTAAGAACATTAATATAATTATTAATAATGTTTTCATTTATAGATTATGTTTAGATTTATTTCTCAAATTTTGTATTTTTATTTATTTGACTCTCAACAACACCTATTACAAATGATAAGTGCACTTGAATCTTTTTATTCAACGGATGTCTTAAACAATTTATAGATATTGGCTCACAATTATCTGCTGCTTCTTTAAGTTCATTATATGAACATAAATCATTATATTCAAGAAGTTGGCCATAACTATCATAAAATTTTATAGTTAATTTATTTATATTACCCAAATCACTACTATTGTATATTTTATTTGAATTATATGGAGTTCCAGTATAATATACTCTACCTAATTTTGTATCAGGATATATTATACCAAATGATTTCGGTATAGTACTTAAATGCCCAGTTATAGGATCAACCCTAAAACCTGAATCACCTGTTGAATATACTCTTCTATGCTCATCTAATTCATCTATTGATATCATTACAAAACGATCATCCACTAGATAACTATCTTGATCAAAAACTATATCGCCACAATCATTTGTTATTGTTTTTGTATATTGCGGTAACACAATACTGTCTAGTTTTATGTATTTTATATTTTTAAACCTTTTGTTAATTTTTGGTCCAGGTGCACCAACAAAATAATCATTCACTCTTACTAATTCACCATTCTTAATCTTTTCTGTTCTTACATTACCATTTGATAATGCATCAAATTGAACTCTGAATGAAAATGGATTCGGATATGTCTGAATATCTCTATCCAAGGAATCTATATTAATCTTATATTCTACTATATGTTCATCTAATACATTTTCTCCAATATTATTGTGTAATATATTATTATAATTTGTATAATCCATCTGCTCAATTATCGGAGTATTATTTTTATATGCTATATCAAAATTTGAAAAATTATTATTTTTTAGACTATTTGTGCTTATAGGATTATATCTTCCATTTGGATGCCCAACATATCCACCATTTAGTGGATATTGGTTAGATGGAATAGTTTTCCTATTAAAATTATTATCATTTATACCTCTCATACCATTATTAATATTTGGAAATGAATTGTAGCTCATTTATTATATATATATCAAATATATTATGATAATGTGTTCAAACTATTTCAATTATTTAGAGATCAGTTATATAATATAGATGGCAAATCTATTGTTCAGTGAAAATAACATAAGTAGGCAGTGTGCCTTACTAGAACGTGAGCTGAATATACAAAATCCAGAATCTAAAAAAAAAGTGCGAAAATTATTAACTACCGAAATGCATAAAGTTTTTGAAAGACACAAGAATAAACAGTCTGGATATCCAGATAAAAAAATATTTGTCAGTCTTCTAAATAAAAGAATTATCAAAAATTGTAAAAATACTGTAAATAAACGAAATTCTGATCGAAAATTACACAAAAATAATAAACATTCTAGAAAAAGATATAATACATCACAAGTTAATCAATTTGAAAGGGATAGAGACACTGAAATATACGGCAAACGAAATATAGTTGTAGGTAGAAGACCAAACTATCCAAGCTTTAATAAAAATGTAGATGTTGATTCATACAGTAATAGTAGTCATAGCGGATTAAGTAATTCACATTCTGTACCATCACACTCTGTACCATCACATAATATGCCTCATGATAGTAACTTTGCTCCTATACCACAATACAATAATGGGGGATTTATACAAGCTGATGGTAGTATGGGTAATAATATGCATATATATAATACTCAACGAAATTTTGATAATAATAATAATAATTCTGATGTATTGGTACAACGTATGAAAGAACTTGAAAATGAAAGGGGATATGAGTCCAAACCTAATTTAAATACTGCTGGTATGGAAGGCGATATGATGGGTAATATGAATGGTATGAATGGTATGAATGGTATGAATGGTATGAATGGTATGAATGGTATGAATGCCATAGACAATTATGGTGCATTTGGAAATCAAATAACTTTCAGTTCATTAGATGAATCATACCAACCGATTAACCAAAATAATAACATGGTTAATACATACAATACTAATATGAATAATGGGCAACAAAAACCACAAGAAATAAATTTTGCTCTTGATGGAACTGATACCAGAGGATATGCTCCAAAAAGGAAAATGGATATGCCAAACCAAATGTCTTATCCAAATCAAATGTCTTATCCAAATCAAATGCCAAATCAAATATCTTATCCAAATCAAATGCCAAATCAAATGCAAAATCAAATGCCAAATCAAATGTCTTATCCTAATCAAATGCAAAATCAAATGCAAAATCAAATGTCAAATCAAATGCAAAATCAAATGCCTAATCAAATGTCAAATCAAATGCAAAATCAAATTAATGGAGATATGAGTATGGTAAATCCGATGAATATAATGAGTATGCAAAATACATCAAATAATAATAATTATATAGATACAAATGTTAATAACGGACTAAATCACATTATAAATGAAAGAGAAAATTTTGATAATGAATTGAGTAAAAATCAAAATAGGAAAAGTAAATTTGATCCGACTATATCTCCATATACAATGCAACAAAATCAGCAACAAAATAATATGGATATTAATAAAATATTACAATTACAAAATATGTATTCTCATAACAATCATTTAAACTTTAACGGGGGTGGGTGGGCAATGAATGAAATATGTTATGAGTTGTTAGCAGCAGCAAGTGATGATCAATTAGATGAATATATAAGTCAATTAAAAACAACAATATTTGAAAGTCATAAGAATTTTCCTCAAATTAATCCAGTAATGGTACAGACATGTACATCTAATCAATGGAAATCAATAATAAATGATATGAAAAATTCTGCTAATAAATTACAATCTAACATATTTATTTCTGATAATGATAATCAATATGATGATAGTACAAATATATTACAAAACAATACATTTGATAATATAAATAATGAAACTGAAAATGAAAATAAAATAGTATCTATAAATTTACAAATAGATCCATCAGAAAATATGGACCCTGAATATTATAGTGACTGTGTCCTAGATTTTACAGAAAATCCATATAAACACGTTAAAAGTATATCTATAACTGATCTGTCTATACCAGATAGAAAGAATAATATAACAGAAGATAATAATAGATTATTATTATTAACTGATAATAATAAAGATATTAAAGTAATTATACCAGATGGTGTATACGATATATACAAACTGATAGATACATTAAATAATGAATTAAAACTATATGGTATATACACAAGAATAGATAATCAACAACGTGTTATATTCAGTAGTCAGACTTTATTTGATATAAATCTATGTGATAATAGTATATTGAAATTACTGGGATTTAAATATGATTCGTATATTGGAAAGAATGTGTATAGATCTGAAAATTGTATAAATTTAAAATACTATTCTGATTTATACATATATTTTGAAAATATATCAAAATCCAAACCAATATTAATATATAACTTTGATAATCCGCCAAAATTTCCTTCTACAATAAATTTCGATAAAACTATTGAATTATCAGAATTGGATATTAAAATAAGGACAGATGAAACATCAAGTGATAAATATTTATATGATTTTGGCGGTGATACATATTTAATGGATATTCAAATAGATATGTTAGAATAAATTATTATGATGATCAAACATTATATGTACAATTAATATATATAATGTCAATATTTAAGAATATATATTTTATCGGAATACTTTTAGTTACTCTAGCTATAATAATAATTTATATAATTCAAGAAAGAAAACATAAACATGAATTAGATAAAATAAACCGTTTAGAAAGAGAATATGATATGGAACAAAAAAGATTAAGTAAAATAAGGTTGAGATCTGATCCATGCCCAACGCCTAATTTAAATAGTCCAAGAACATGTTATTTTCAATCTAATTATAAGTGCTCATGGAATGAAAGAGGGAAGAGATGTGATTTAAGATCTTAGTATTTTAGGTATTTTGCAAGATTTATTATCAACATAAAAATATTTTTCTCTTAAATTATATACAAAACTATCTGGAACTTTATTATTTGAAATATTCTCAAATAATCCTCCTGTCCTAAAAAAATTAATAAAATACATAGAATACATACCACACTCTGAATTACTTTTTTGATGTTTTATATTAGATATTTTTATATCTGGTGTTATATTTTTGCTTATAATATATTTTTTAAATTTATTCATAAGATCAATAAATTCCTTGTTTGGTTTCATCCCATACGAATCAGCAAAATATACTGTTCCTTTTTTAATATCAGAATACATCATAACCCAATGTGATCCAGATTCTGTATGTTTATCCAGATTGAATACTATTCCAAATTTATGTATTCCTCTGTTAGCATATTTATCAAAATTTAAATCAGATAAGCCAAGTATAGGAAGATTATCAAAATCTCTTGGAACTGCACCTAAAAATTTAAAGTTATTATCAATTTTCATTATCTGATCAAAATAATCTTCTATATTTTTAGTAGATAACCATTCATCGCATTTGGGGCCATCTGGAGCAAATGTATATTTTGTTAATTGTTCAAGTTTAGTATTATCTGTTTTATTATGCACCTTATTTTCTGCAAAATCTAATATTAAATTTACAAAGTTCTGCTCTATCCAGCATTTTTGTGTAGTACATTTGTATAAATTTTTCATTTTCACTGAAAACTCCTTTAATAGATAAATTTTATAATTAATAGGATCATTATGTAATCTAGAATTATTTATGTTTATTATGTAATTTTTTGACATATTATCCCTTCTTATAGATTCATTGAAACCTTTTGCCATAAGATGTAACAACTCCACATCTATACATGATCCATTATTGAACGTCCTTCCATATGCACATTTTTTATCATTTGGTCCTATAAGTATATCAAAGTTATTGTTCATTCTATTAATATATAATAAATAAAGAAATCTTTACAAAAATTATTAATTGTTTAACATTTTTTTTATATCATTAAAAAAAATTATTTTCTTAGGGCATACGGGATCTCTAAAACCTACATATTTTCCATCTTCATCATATATAGATTCATTTTCATCGATATAATAATTTGTATTATTATATATAATCTCGTCAAGAACTATCTCTTGATATTTTTCCACATCATTTTTTTTATCATAACCACTTATTTCGCTAAGTCTCTTGTTTGGATTTTCATCGATCTCATTTGTAGTTATATCTGTTTTAGACATAATAATAATATATATAATAGTATATATTATCATTAAATTAAATTATCAATTTTATTTTAGTTTTCATCATCACTAAATGCATATTCTTCAAATTCAGAATATTTCTCCCTATCATCATATCCACTATTTATGTATCTATCTGATTGAGATAACTTTTCTTTTTTTTCTTGTAATTTATCTTCTTCCTTTTTTATTTTATTTAATATATTTTTAATATTTTTATCATATACTTTACTTTTTGTATTTATTATAGTATCAGCTACTTTCATTATATCCTTATTCATTTTCTTTGGCCTTGTATTTATATATCTAGTGAATATATCTAATTTATCTGGATTATTTCTAAAGAATAATACTCTATCCCACATTTTTTTTAGTTTTGGGAAACTATCTTTGAACCATTCTCTATCTCTATTTATAGTTACATTTGATAGGTCTTCTAATCTCCAATATATAACTTTATCAAATACATATTTATAATATTTAGAATTTGTGGCTATCTCCTGCATCTGTTTTGCGATCCATATATCACATTCATATGGTGTCATTTCTATTTTATCTGGGTAAATAAATGATGCAGAATCCCATACTGTTTGCCAGTACGGTTCTGATATTTTGTCTTTAGGCAAAAGTTGGATAAGACAACCTTTTTCATATTTATATTTTTTAGATCTAAATGGTTCTAATTCATCTGTATCATTTATAAATTCGTCCCTATCTGTATATTCTCTTAATTTACATTGTAAAAAATCACACTCATCTAGATCGCAGCATTCAAGTTGTATCTGAACCTGATCCCAATAATATATTGGGCATATATATCCTTTTATCGGCCCGATTTTATTTATATCTCTTGATAATGGACATTTTATCTCTAACATTCTCCCTACAAATTCTGTTTTATGTTTACCATCTAACTTATATGGAGAACAGATACCATCTGGACTAGCACCTAAGAAATTATATTTTGGATGCTCCATAAGCCCAAATTCTTCAACTTTAACATTCATCCTATATTGATATATTAAAGTTGCTATCTCTTCCAACTTTTTCCCATGATAACAAAATTTATTTGATGTAAATGTAGATCCTATTGTTTTTTTTAATATAAATTTATATTCTGGTTCATATTTATTATCTCCTAAAACAGTACCTATATCACTTGCAGTTATTCTTGTTGACCGCATTTTAAACCATTCGGGACTTCTTTGTTCTGGCAATTCAATATCTCTAAGTATATAGTATTGCTGTTCTCTTCTTTTAATAATTCTATCATATTTATCATCTATTTGCACATCATGTATCCATTGTGTACCGTATGGGCCATATTCTTTGTCTAATCGTTTAATAAGATTATATTCTTTTTCTGTAGGATATTTGTATGTTGACCCAGAAATGTCTTTTGATAACTTACTTTCTAATTCTTCTAGTTCATCCACTTCAGCATCAATTATATTTTCTTTCAATATTTTATAAAAGTCTTTAAAATCTGAATTTTTATTTGTTACATCAAAATAATATACATCCTTATCCTTAGAATAATGTATATTCCTACTTATTGATTTTATTATATTTTGCGAACATATTTTATATTTTGTCTTTTCATGTATATCTTCTGATATACATACCACAATATCAATCATATCATCCTCCTTATATTTTTTTGTATTATTATTATTATTTTTGATATTTTCAATTACAATATCAGATAATTTTGTAGATTTTGCCATATTATAATATGTATATTTATATAATTTTATATGCATCATTTTTATTAATCCAAAATATATAAACATTTAATATTAAATTTAATATTAATGTCTG